GCTACCCCGTTGCAGCGGCATGATCGCCTCGGGCCCAGCCTCGCCGGCCAGTCCCAGCCCGCCGGCCAGCGGAAAATAGCCCGGCGCGGCAATAACCCCGCCCTTGGCAAACGGCGTCACCGCCGGATTGGTGGCGGTGAACAGGTTTTCCACCAGCCCGCCAACCAGGCTCCCCAGCGGCTTGATCGCCGCCTTCAGCGCGATATCGGCAAACGAGCGCGCAATATCGCCCAGCACGCTCTTGAACGATTTACCGTCCACCAGCGCCCCGCGAAACGCGGTGCTGATCGAGCGCGCCACGCCATCGGCCAGCGCCCCTATGCGGTCCAGTTCCAGCGATACATCGCTCAGCTCGTCACGAAACCCATCGGGCAGAAAATCATTGGCCATCGGGAAATCTCTCCATCATTGCCGCCAGCTCACCCCGACCCGGCGCCCCCTGCCGGTCCCCAGCCACCGCGCGAAACGCCGCCGCCAACTCGCGCGGCGTCAGCGCCCAGAATGCCGCCGGGGCCAGCCGCAACACGCCAAAGCCAAAGCGCATCGCCGCCTCCCAGGGAAACGGCGTCACGCACTCTCTCCAAACGTCGCCTTCAGCAGCCGCGCCGCAATCTCGGCCGCGCCCTTGAGCCCGCCCTCGATCGACACCCGCGCCAGGTCATCGTCGGTGATCGCATTGCCACCGCCGCGCAGCCCTGCGCCCAGGATTGCCGTCAGGTCCCGCGCCGAAACCCGCCCACTGGAAAACCGCTCCGCCAGCCCCACCAGATCGCCGGCCTGCAGCCGCGCCTCCAGCTCCGCCAGGGCCCCCAGCGTCAGGCATAGCGTGCGCCGCTCCCCGCCAATGTCAGCGTCAATCTCACCCCGTTGTGGAATGGCCATGCACTTTCCTTTCTCGATACACCCCCACCCACCGGGTCATCCGGGCGAGTCAGATCACCGCAAAAACCATCTCCCCGGCACTCTCCAGCGCCAGCTCGAACGTCACTTCTCCGGCGTGATCCGCCGAAAACTCCAGCGCCACGATCTGAAACGGCCCAGTCACGCTGCCGAAATCGGGAATGATCAGCTGCCAGTTGCGGATGGTCCCGCCAAAGAACAGCCCCCGGATCACCGCATCCGACGCCCCATCCTTGAAGATGCCCGAGCCCGAAACCGAGGCCCGCTTGATCCCGCCGCCCGCCAGCAATTCACGCCAGCGTCCCGCGCTCTCCTGGTCGGTCGTATCGACACTCGAGGCATTGAACGCCAGCGAGCGCGTCCGCAGCCCCGCCACCGTCAGGAAGCTCCCGGCCCCCGTCTGGTCGAGCTTCAGCAACATGTCCTTGCCACTCTGGGCTGCCATGATCTTTTCCTTTGCAAGTAATTCGGCGCGACATTTGCCGTACCCACCGCGCTGCCCACGGACTTGATCCGTGGGCCTCTCCCAGCCCGGCACGCGCGACAAGAGACCCGCGGATCAAGTCCGCGGGCAGCGCGGTGATTGGTAGTGGATATGCCAGCTAGCCCGGCTCGCTCAAAAAACGCAGCACCAGCACCGCCTTGGCCTGCCCGGTCTTGCCGTCGATGCCGGTTTCCACGCGCACCACATTGGCATGGGTCACCGCCAGCCCGCCGCCGCTCAACGCCGCCGACACCGCGACTGTCGTCACCCGCTCGGCAATCGCCAACACCGCCTTGCGGCTGGCGTCCCGGTGCCAGAAGTGCAGCACCAGGCGATGCTCGAATCCGGGCGCCAGATCGCCATCGCGGGGCCGCAGATCATGCCGGTCGATCACACCATAAGGCGCCTGGTGCCCCTTGGGCATGGCGTCGAAAATCGCATTGGTGCCGATCAGCGTCACCAGGTCAGGATCGGCATTGAGCGCGCCCAGCAGCGCCCCTTGCAGCGTCACGATCGGATGCATGGCCTACCCCGTAATACTGGTTTCGCTGCAAACGCAGCTCAGATAGGCCCGCCGCCCATTGAGATCGGCGGCGCTCACGACGTCGAGATTGCGCCCGCGATAGACGATGCGATCGCCCGGTCCGACATCCCGCCGGAACCGCAGCACCACGGCATGCGAAATCGCCACCGCGCGCCCATCGGCACTCTCGCCCTGCCGCCCGCTCAGGCTGCGCACCCGCGCCCACACATTCGCCATCGGCACATAAAGCGCGCTGTGCCCGCCCTCGTCTTCAGCCAGCATTTCGCGCCGCCGCAACTGCACCCGGTCGGTCAAACTGCCCAGCGACGGCGCCCGCTCGCTCATAGCCGCACCCGATTATGGCCCGCCACCAGCCGGTCGAACCCCGACGGCACCACCGCCCCCGAACCGGCGATAATCACCGCGTCACGATGCTCGAACCAATAGCCAACCAGCACCAGCAGCGCCTGGCGGATATCGGCCGGCACATCGCCCGGTTCGGTGCCGAACCCGGCGACATATTCGACCTCGATGCCCTGCCGCTCCCGCAGCGCCGGCATCCCGGCCACATTGATCGGCAAGAGCAGCCGGTCCGGCTCGCCCCAGAACTGAGCCAGCCCAACCACGTGCTCATTGCCATCGGCGTCAAACGCCTTGATCCCGGTGAGGCTGATAAACGGGCTGACCGGCAGCCGCACTGTCCGGTTTTCCGGCCAGGCATCGAGCACCACGCGCCAGCTCTGCGCCAGCAGCGCCTTGCCCGTCACCCCCTCGATATGCAGCCGCGCCGCCGCGATCAGCGTCGTGATCAGGCCATCCTCGGCCGTGTCATCCACCTTGAGATACGCCTTGGCCTCGACAAGCGAAACCGGCTCCTCCGCGGGCCCCGCGAGAAGATAGGAAGTCATCTGTTTTGCCTTTTTGTTTGGATGGCCGGCGTCGTCGCCCGCGCCGCGCCCAGCTCTTAATTGCGCGACCAGCCCGTCAGTCATCTCCCTCCCCCTTGAGGGGAGGGATCAAGGGTGGGGGTGCTGCGCCCATCACGAGTCCCGTGCTGATTGAATCCTCAGCACCCCCCCCCCAACCCCTCCCCTCAAGGGGGAGGGGCCAACATCGCGCCAGACGCGCCAATGGTGGCTCAGTCGAGCAGTCATGCCACCCCACGCCCCGTCACCACCCGGCTCGTCCGGGTGGTCCACCTTTCAGCGTGCGAATGTTGAGAAACCTCAACCAGGCACCGCTGCCGCCTCAGCTCACCGCGAACTTCAACAGCTTGATCGCATCGAAATCCGCGATCCCGCCACCAACGCGCTTGGTCGTGTAGAACAGCACATAGGGCTTGGAGCTGAACGGGTCGCGCAGCACGCTCACCCCCTGGCGATCGACGATCAGATAGCCGCGCTTGAAATCGCCGAACGCCACCGACAGCGAGTTCGCCCCGATACTGGGCATATCCTCGGCCTCGACGAGATCGAACCCCATGAAGCGGGCGCGGCCATCGGCGCTCAGGGCCGGCTGCCACAGGTAATTGCCGTCGGAATCCTTGAGCTTGCGCAGCGAGCCCTGGGTCTTGCGGTTCATCACCCAATTGGCGTTCTGGCGATAGCCGGCCTTGAGCGCATAGACGAGGTCGATCAGCACGTCGCTGGCATTGCTGGTCGGCAGCGCGCCGGCCGCGCCGGTCGCCACATAGCCCAGATTGCCCCAGCTCCAGCTGGCTTCCGCCACCGTCGTCGAAGCCAGGAAACCCTTGGGCTTGTTGACGCCGTCGCCGTTGACAAAGGCCGTGGTTTCCTGCGCCGCAAAGGCCGCATTGACCTCGTCGGCAATCCACTGGCCCACATCCACCGCGGCATCGTCGAGAAAGGCCGAGGTGGCCGCCGGCATGGCATAGAGTTCCATGGTCGGATAGCTGAGTTCGGCCAGCGTCTGGCTATTGGTAACGGGGCGCGCCGCCGTCTCCCCCACCCAGCCCACGGCCGGGCCGGTCAGCGAGATCGGGCGCTTGTAGACGGCGCTCGACACCTGGCGCACCCCGGCAATGGCGCGGATCGGCGAGACCGCCGTCAGCAGCCGGGTGATTTCGCTCTCGGTCTCGGCCGGGACGACAAAGCCGCCATCGGCATTGACGCCGATCGACAGTGCCTTTTCCTCACCGCGCTTCACATAGGCCGAAAAGGCATCCTTGTATTCGTCATACTGCTGGCCGGCCTTGCTGTCGAGCAGCGGGCGGGCGCGGTCGGCCAAGGCGCGGTCCATGGCCGATTTCTGGCCATCCAGCGCCTGGTTGATGCGGTCCAGCTTGCCCTCGAGCAGGCCGTCGGCGCTGCCGCGCTTTTCGATCTCCTTGAGGCGCTGGTCATTGGTGCGCTTGAACTCCTCAAACGCGCTGGAAAACGCGTTGAACATGCCAGCGACATCGCCGCCGGTGCCTGCCTTGATTTCAAAACTGTCGTCGGTCCGGTCCATGGAAAATCCTTCAGGAGTTGCGGATGGCTGAAATCGCCGCCGCGATTGCGGCGCCGGTCGAATGGTTGGCGGAGGCGGCGATGCGCGCGTCCTCCATCATTGGAAAGGTCACGATGGACACCTCGAACAGGTCGAGCTGCCAGAGCTTGCGGCTGCCGGCTTCGCGCGTCGCCCTGACGGTGCGAAAGCCGATGGAGAGCCCATCGATGGCCCGGTTTTCGATCAGGGTGCGCAGTGCGTCGGCCCGCGGCACCCCGGGCAACAATCGCCCGGCGACAAACAGGCCCTGCCCGTCCTCGCCAATGGCTTCCCAGATGCCCACCGGCTCCTTGGGATCGTGCTGAAACAGCATGCGGATGCGGTCGCGGCGCTTGGCCAGGCTCCTGGCAAAGGCGCCCGGCATGACGATATCGCCCCCGCTGTCGAGCCGGTTGAACAGGCTCGCATAGCCGGAAAAGCGGCCATCGGCATCAATCGGGATCGCCCCCATCAGCGTTTGCCGCCCGGCTTGCCCGCCGGCTTGACGCTCGCCTTGCCATTGGCCAGCGTCCCGGCAATGTTCCAGGCAAATTGCCGGAAAGTCTGCTGCGCATTGTCCCGGCTCTGCTTGTTGGCCATGGGTCAATCTCCCTTCTTGAACAGGTTGTTGAGCGCGGCGATTTCATGGACGAAGTCGTTGAAGCGCTGGTTGGCCATCGCCAGCTCGCGCAGGCTCCACACCAGCAGCCCACTCGCCCCGCTCGCCCACAAAAACAGCGCCAGATGCGCCAGATCACCCCGCTCGATGACGGTTTTGGTCAGCTCGTCCATGTTGAAAATCTCCACTGGCCGGCGGTTCGCCTGTCCGCGTCGCCTAGATCCCCAGCATCGCCCGCTTCTCGGCGTCGCTCAGAAATCCGGCATTGCTCACCCGTTCCCACAGCGCTGCGCGGTCCTCGGCCAGGGCTTCGACCGCATCGAAGTCCGGCACGATCACCGCGCCGCCAAAGGCCGGCGACAGCCAATTGCTCAAATCATCGGCGACGCGCCGCACCAGCGGGATCAGCGTCTGCCGCCAGAGCGCGCGATTGGCCTCGGCCATATTGGCATAGGTATTGTCGCCGGGAATGCCGAGCAGCATGGGCGGCACACCAAAGGCCAGCGCGATATCGCGCGCCGCGGCATGCTTGGCCTCGATGAAATCCATGTCGCGCGGGCTGAGCGCAATGGTCTTCCAGTCGAGCCCGCCCTCCAGCACCATCGGCCGCCCCGCATTGGCTGCCCCGGCAAAGCCCTGTTCCAGCTCGATTTTCAGCCGCTCGAACTGCTCGGCGGTCAGATTGCCGCCGCCCATGGAATAGACCAGCGCCCCCGATGGCCGCGCCGCATTGTCGAGCAGCGCCTTGTTCCATTCCCCGGCGGCATTGTGGATGTCGAGGCTGGTCTGCGCTGCCTCCAGCGGCCCCATGCCATAGTGATCGTCGAGCGGATGAAACAGCGCCATATGCAGCACGCCGGGAAGCGCCCCGCCATCCTGGCGAAGACGCTGCGTCTGCCCGCCGGCGCTATAATCATAGGCAATCGGCCAGCCATCGGCGCCCGCCACCACCTTCATCCGGTCCGGCCGCAGACAGAACAGCGCCTTGACCTCGCCCTCGACCAGCCCCGCCTGCAGATAGGCGTTGCCCGCCGTCTGCAGATAGGCATAGACCGCCTCGAGCATTTCCCCGCCCGATTGGCGCCCATTGGGCCGCCCCAGCAGCGCCGCCAGCGGATGCTCATCCACCCGCCTGCCATGGTCCACCACCGTCAACGGCACCCGATTGGCCGCCTCGGCAATCAGGCGCACGCATCGATACACCACCGGGTTCCTGGCAAAGCCCTGATTGACCAGGCTGGCAAAGCCGCGATGGCTCCAGTTCGGCGCTCCCAGCTGGCTGAGGCTGAGCACACTGTGCCCGGCAAAGTCCTTCTTTTCCGCAGGCGTGTTTATCTGCCCACCCAGGAGGCGGCTGACCCAATTCGGCATGTTTCCTGATCCCTATCCCCTACGCACCGCGCCATCAGTCGACCGCCCTCCCCCTTGAGGGGAGGGTCGGGGTGGGGGTGCTGCAACATCCACTGGCGGGGTGCTCAGATTGTCCGTGTCGACAAGCCCCTAAATCCCCCGCACCCGTGGCGTACCCTCCGACAGCAGCAATTCCGTCAGCGCCCACACCAGCGCATCCACGCGGTCCGGCGAATGCCCACCGCTCCTGCCATCGCTGCCAAAGCCGCACATTTCGTCCTCCAGGGCACCCAGCCCCGCCACATGGCGCACCAGTCCGCGCCCATAGAGCGCCGCCACGGGTTCGGCCCGCAGCCACTTACCCCGGCTGGCCCGCACCGGGCGCACCGGCACGGTCGCGTCCACCTGCGCAATCACCGATTGCACGAGATCGCCGCCCTGGTTGACCTCGACCACGATGGCGTCGGCCTGGTGCGCATGAAACGCCGCCACGGCCCGCTTTGCCCAGCCCAGCGGACTGGCCGGTTTCAGCGTCCGGTCTTCCAGCACCACTGCGCCATCACCCACCCGGCCCGCCACGATGATGCCGCAGGCGTCGGACTTTTCCGTCCCCGTCACCGGCGGATCCACCGCCACGACAATGCGCTGCGGTGCCTCCGGTCCCGCCGGTAAAAACATCGTCCGCTGCCACAAGGCATCGGGCAGATCCTCGATCATTTCGCCGTCCAGCTCCTGCCGCCCCAGCACCGATCCGGCATAGCGCCCGACCACGGTTTCGAGGAATCCCGGCGCCAGATGCATGGCATTCTTGGCCGTCTTCATCCGCGTCACCGCGGTCAGCGGATCGGCGAGCAGGCGTTTGAGCAGACGCGTCGGCTTGGGCGTCGTCGTCGCCAGCTGGCGCGGCCGATCCCCCAGCCGCAGCGCGAATTGCAACATGTCCCACGCCGCCTCCGCGTCCGGCCATTTCGCCACCTCGTCGCACCACGCCGCCGCAAATTGCGGTCCCCGAAACCGGTCGGGATCGGAGGCCGACAGCACGATCCCCTCCACCCCATTGGGCCAGATCAGGGTCGTGCCCTTGAGCACGGGCCGATCGTCGTCAGGATGCACATTGAACAACCCGCTTTCGCCGCGGATCATCACCGCGATGGCTTCGGTCATGGTCTCGCCGACCAGTGCAATCGGCGAAACCCGCTCGGCGGCCAGCGAGCGCACCCATTCGGCGCCGGCCCTGGTCTTGCCCGCGCCCCGCCCGCCCATGAACAGCCAGGTGGTCCAGTCGCCCTCAGGCGGCAGCTGCGCCGCATGGGCCCAGCGTTTCCATTTGTAATATTCCGTTTCGACCTTTTCGTCGGACAGCGCCGCGACTTCGGCGCGGCTCTCAGCGCTGCTTGAACTGGTCAATGCGCTTGGCCAGCTTGTCGCGGAGGTCAC